TACGGGGCAAGTCGTATGGCCGAGCTCGACCTCTCCGACGTGAGCGCCTACATTGTTGGCACGGCGAACTTCGACAAGTGCTACCGCCTCTCCAAGCTGAATGTCTCCTGCGCCACGGGACAGACCACCCTCACGGCGGTCACTGTGGGTGCATGTCGTGTGCTTGAGGAGCTGAGTGTGGCAGGACTACGCTCGCCCTCCTTCCGCTCGCTTGACCTCACGGGCAACCCTCGCCTCAAGAAGCTCGATGCGTCGAACACGGTGCTTACAGATATTGTACTAGCTAACGGCGCTCCGATCACAGAGCTTCGTCTTCCCGAGACGCTCACAACGCTGCGCCTACGCTACCTGCCCAAGCTCACCAAGGAGGGGCTGGTGGGCTTGCACCCCGAGGCAATCACCCGCCTCTGGTACGAGGCATGCCCACAGATCGACTGGGAGGCGCTCCTAGAGCAGCTCACCGCTGTGACGCACCTGCGCATCGTCGGTATCGACCGCACGGGGGATGTCTCTTAGCTCAACCGCTTCCTCACCAAGGGAGGGATCTCCGCATCGGGATCGCTCACCACAACCTGTGCGCTGGTGGGCACATACCGCCTCACGCAATTCCTCACAGACGTTGAGTACGACAAACTCGCTGCTCACTTCCCCGAGCTCTCTATCCGACAGCCCGAGTACACCATCGTAGGTTATGTCAACCGCACGGTGGATAAGCAGGGCTTCCCTCAGGAGGTGCTGGCCACGGATAGATGGTTCAACCACGACAATCAGACGGGCTTTGGCTTTGACAAGCCCTATACCCCCTCGGGGCATCTGCTACGCATCTTCAAGGCGCGCCATCGCTGGCGTGGCCGTGAGGAGAAGCGCGGTGAGATGGTGGTCTATCCGCTCAGGGATGATCACTTCGGCTACTACGCCGATGGACTCACGCGTGAGCTATCTACCGCCACCGACCTTGCCGACCCCCAGGAGGGCGGCGTGTGGGTCAACGAGCCCCACTACTGGTACAAGGGCATCCACGACGGAGAAACGGGAACGGACTACCAAGTCTACTCCTCGCTCCTCGACGAGCCTCGACGTCCAGCAGGGAAGCTCTACAACCTTCAGGCCATCGAGAGCGAGCTGAAGCCCGTGCTCCAGCACTATATCCAATGCCCCAAGGGGTCAGAAGGCAAGAACATCACCGACTGCATCTATAAGTACCGCGCAGGCTACACCAACGAGAACAACTGCAACGTGTACTCCTACATCAAGATACCGGTGAAGGGCTTTAAGCGTGTGAAGTTCCCGCTCTGCAATAACGGCTACAGCAACAGTGACGACCCTCGGGATGAAGTGCCACACCAGGGCAACTTCCAGCCCGCCCCCTACGACAAGCGCTTCAAGTGGGAGCGTGGGTGCATGATTTCAGCGGTCTTCACCGACGCAGATGGTAAGATCCTTAAGGTCATCCGCCTCTCCAACGAGGAGTACCCCCTCTTCGTCTTGGACTACGTGGCAGCTATCCCCCACGGGGCAACGCACCTCTACACCTCGGTGTTCACCGAGTTCATCGACAGCGAGATGGAGGTGTGGCTCACGAACTCCACGAACCCCGCCGACTGGGAGCCTCACTGGCAGGAGCACAAGGAGACTTGGATAGCTGCCGTGCCAATGCACTGGCAGCAGGGAGAGAGTCTGCCCGAGCTGACCATCGGAGAGCAGAAGAAGCTCGGTAAGCAAGACCTGATGAAGTACAAGTTCTTGCGCGAACATGGCATGTACGACCAGCTCTCTTATGAGGAGTATAAGGACTTGCGCAATCTCCTCTGGGCGCATGTGGGCAACTTCAAGCTCAGAGACATCTATGGCTGGGGGATGGGCGACCAGGAGAACGATAGCTACTTCACGGGCTTCTACTCCCTTCCCGAGGCGGGCATGACGGGGACTACGGCGCGCAACCTGCAGGGCAAGATAAGCACCACGCCCGGGCTCATCCTGCAGGACAGCAACCGCAACCCAGTGTACAAGACCTGCTCCTGCCCCACCGTCTTCGGCTACATCTGGCTACCCAACAGAGTGCTGCTCTCCTTCTCCACCTTCTCCAAGGATGGGGTGTTCTGCGCCCATTCCAAGAACGATGGCGTGAGAGGTGCTGTCACCACCCGGCGTGATCACGCGAACCTCGGCTTTGCGATGAACGATATCATGTGGCTAAGAGAGTGGCGGCACTTCGGCGGTGTAGAGCGCCGAATTCACCCGCTGGGTAAGTACGAGCGTAAGGGCTATGCGGGTGAGAAGAACGCCCTGCAGGTCGTGGGTGGACGCTACATGGATGTTGTCACTCGAAAGAACGGAGGTAGCCCCGATGTCGGATGTTGCATGCGCAACCTCTTCGGAGAGCTCCTCAACGACAACGAGATCTACGCTATCGACAGCGACTGGTGGGGGAAGAATGTCGACGGAGGCATGGGCAAGAACTGGAGCTGGGAGCGGCAGTTCGTTGTGCCCATCTTCCGAGGTAAGGTCACCAAAGCCTCCTCTCCCGAAGAGCTACGCAAGCTGAAACACTACAAATTCCTTCTGGATGAAAAGCCTGATTTAAGCAAATGGTAACTAAAGAACGCCGCTTTGGCAACCCCTATATTGGAGGCAAGCTCCTCTACTGCATCGATCCCTGGAGCGACCGCTGGCTCCTTGCCTACGATCTGAAGAAGGTCGAGGGCGAGGAGCAGGCGGACACGCCTCAGCAGTACAGCTACCTCACCGAGCTCTTCGACCATCGCCCCACACCTGAAGAGGTAGCGGAGTGCCTCTTCAAGCCCTACAACGACGTGTGTGACGAGAAGATCCTGAGAGGCTTCCGCTACACCACGCTGGAGGATACACCCGTCACGCGCAACGTCTGGCTCGACGAGACGAACCAGCGCAACTTCCTCGGTGAGTTTACCTTCGCCAAGCTCTTCGACGGCGTGAACCTGCCGACGATCATTAAGATGGGCATCACTGAAGAAGAAGCGTACTACTATAAGGTAATCTCCCTCAACCAGTACAAGCACTTCATCCTCGCTGCGCTGGGGCACATCAAGCAGTGCCTCGCCGAGTGCTGGAGTGCCAAGCAAGACGTAGATCTCACCCCTTACCACCTCGACGACAATGGCAAGAAGAAAGCAGAAGAAGCAGTATCATAAGGCAGCGACGCAGCCCACACGGCGCATCACCGAAGGCATAGGCGAGAGCACCGAGCTCGTGGACATCGTGCTCAGCGCCCCCGAGCTGTTCTACTTCGATATCCAGAAGTACATCCATGCCGTAAACTCCGCCAAGAGCGTGAGCTTCTCCTTCCGCTCTCGCCTCTACGACATGTATGAGTCGGCACTGATGGACTTGCACCTGGCGGGGGTGCTGGCCAAACGCCTCAAGGGGGTGACGAAGATCCCCATCGAGTTCAACCGAGACGGCGTGCCTGATGAAGAGATCAACAGGCAGCTCGCCTCGCCCTGGATGAAGCACCTGAGGGAAGAGATCATCCTCGCTCAATTCTGGGGCTTCTCGCTCATTCAGTTCTACACCGACGATGAAGGGGATATCCGCTTCTACTCCGTGCCGAGGAAGCACTATGACCCAGTGCGTCAGCGTCTGCTTCGCCACCAGACCGACACCGAGGGTACGCCCATATCGGAATTCCCGAACATGCTCTTTATCGGTTCTGAGCGCGACTTGGGCATCCTTGCCCAGCTCCTGGTTGCTGTGCTCTACAAGCGCAACAACTACGCCGACTGGGCGAAGTATTGCGAGCTCTACGCCATACCCATACAGGAGTACACCTACAACGCTGGAGATGAGGAGACGCGCAGACAGCTCCTCAAGGACGCTCGAGCGCGAGGCAACAATGCTGTGTATATCCACCCTGCCGAGAGCAACTTCAACTTCGTAGAGAGCTCAGCAAAATCGGGTACATCTGAGCTATTCAAGCACTTCACCGACTACTGGGATGACCAGATAGCCATCCGAGTGCTGGGGAACACCCTCACCACCTCCACCTCCTCGACGGGAACGCAAGCCCTCGGAACCATCCACAAGGAGGTCGAGGAGGAGCTCAACGAGGATGACTGCAACAGCGTCCTCGACGTGCTCAACTACTACATGCTCCCGATCTTCGAGTCGCTGGGCTATAATGTTGCTGGCGGAAAGTTCGTCAGCGCCAAGCGCAAGGAGGTCGACACCTCTCGGCAGGCAGACATCTACCTGAAGATGCAGCAGCTGGGCTTACCCATCGACGCCGATGACGTCTATGAGACCCTCGGGGTGAAAAAGCCCGACGACTTCGAGGAGCAGATGAGACGGATACTGGAGCAAAGCAAGGCACTCGCCGCCTCGCTCGAGGAGGCTTGGAACGACGATATACCGCACCCCGAAGAGCCTTCGAAGGGCAAGAAGAAGGAGAAAGAGAAGGCAGACAAGTCGCTTAAGGATCGGCTCTCCCATTTTTTCGGTTTAGCCCCAGGGGAGCCTCCCCTCGGGGCGGACAACGACTTCTGATAAACGAGCTCTACTATGGATGCCCTTGCTCTTCTTGCTCCGAGATAACCAACTCCACACCTGCCGAGGCCATCTTCTCTCCCGAGGTGCTGGAGGGCTACCTCCGTAAGATTTACGACGGCTTTGACGTCTCCGACGAGATCGAACCTACCGCCTTCAGAGAGGTGCTGCGCATCATCAACACAGGGGCGGTACAAGGACTCACCGAGGGGAACTTCATCCCCACACACCACGAGAGCTTCCTCAGCGCCCTCCGCCACTCCAACGAGGTATTCTCCGCCTTCAAGACCCACGCCATGGGTACGAAGATGGCGGAGCGACTCTTCGGCGAAGACGGAAAGCTCCGCTCCTTCGAGGAGTGGCGTAAGGCCGTAGATCCCATAGCACGGCATCACGTAGGGGCTTGGCTACGTACCGAGTACGATACGGCCATCATCCGCGCTCACCACGCTGCCGACTGGTTCGAATTCGAGGCGAATAAGGATATCCTGCCCAACCTGCAGTGGCTACCCACCACCTCCCCCTCTCCCGAGGCAGGACACGAGGTATTCTGGCGCTTGCCTATTCTCCTACCCATCGATGACTCGTTCTGGAGCGATCATCGCCCAGGTGATAGGTGGAACTGCAAATGCTCGCTGGAGGCGACTGACGAGCCCGCACAGCCCCTCAGCGATGAGGACTCTCGGGAGGCGGATAATCCCAACCGTCGGGCGCAACCTGGACTAGAAGGAAATCCCATTGAGAAGGGGCTCATCACCGACAAGCACCCTTACTACCCCGAGAGCTGTAGCGCTTGCCCATTCTATAAGCCCCAAGGGATCAAAGGATGGGTGCGTAAGAGGCTTGTAGGGCGCACCAAGGACTGCCACAACTGCCCATACATCAGCAAGGCAATCACCAGGGCGCAGCTCACCGAGAGGTATCCTATCGACAAGTGGGAACATAGCTATGTGCACGCCTCGGGAGGCTATGTCGTTACCGAGCAGGAGCGCATCGCCGAAGGCAAGATAAATAAGCAGGAGCAAGAGGTCTACCGCAAGGAGCAAGCCATAGCCAAAGACCTCGCGAGGATGGGGCACCACATAGAGCATCTGGCTGAGAACAATAGACCTGTAGGGGAGCGATATGACACGCTGTTCGATGGCGTCAAGGCTGACTTCAAGAGCACCAGGAGTCACAACAACATCGCCAAATACGGAAAGAAAGCCTTTCGTGAGCAGGGTGCTGACATGGTAGTGTATCGCCTAGAGCAGCATACAGAAGGTATGCTTAAGGAGCTCAAGAACCTCAAGGAGCTCTTCCCCGACAAGCGCATTGTGTATTATTACGACGACGAGCAAGTATTGAGAGAGCTATAAAATACAAGAGGCAAGCATCTAATGCCTGCCTCAGGAACGGTACGCGGTGTTACCCGCATCCCTAACTCGTATGAGCTACCACAAAGATAGATAATAATTATCACAATGCAATCTGCAAAGCTGATCAAGCTGATGATGAGACTTACGGGCGAGGTCGAGAAGGAGATCAACGAACGACTTCCCCGCAAGCTCTCTGTGACGGCGAAAAATCACTACAAGGATAACTTCCGCCGCTCGGGCTTCGTCGACGGAGGCTTGCGCCCCTGGCAGCGCGCCCAGCGTCAGTATGGCTCCAGCACCTCGGCGCAGTACCGCACCCTAACCTCGGCGCGCAACCATCTGATGAGTAGCATTGAGGCAACCCCTCGCAAGGCATCCGTCCTGGTCTACAACCCCGTTGCCTATGCGCGCATACACAACGAGGGAGGTGATCTGGACGTCTCCCCTACGCTCACACCGAAGATGCGTCGCTTTGCCTGGGCAAGGTACTACGAGCTCGGAGGCAAGTCTGGAAGTGAAGAAGCCGAGAAGTGGAAGCGTCTCGCCCTGTCGAAGAAGGACAAGCTCCATATTCACGTGCGCATGCCGAAGCGTCAGTTCATCGGCGAGAGCGTAGAGCTCAGAGACAAGATCGGTAAGCAAATAGAGAAGAGCGTGCAGAAGGTCATCCTCAACGTAAAAGAGAATAAGTAGACATGGAACATTTAATATTACCCATCATCCAGCACCTAGCTAAAGGCATGACTGAACTCTCCCTCGTGGACGAGGACTACGGACAGCTGGAAGTCATCGATGAGAACGGCAAGCAGATGTACCCTATTACCTATCCGGCCGTGCTCGTTGACCTCGAGCAGGTAGAGTGGAGCAATGTGTCGGGGGGGAGTCAACTCGGAGAGGCACGCCTCAAAGCACGCCTCATCATCGATTGTTACGAAGACACCCATATAGGTAGCAACACCGAGCTATTCATCCAGCAACGCGAAGAGATGCGTCGGCGCATGCACGTACTCCTGCAGGGCTTCCGCCCAATGGGCGAGGCGGGATCAGCGCTGGTGCGCATCGAGAGCAAGTTCTATACCTTTAATCATGGTATTAAGGTGTATCAGGAGACTTATACGTGTCGTATCTCTGAGGCTATACCTCAGCAAACAACTCGCCCGAGCGGTCAGCCGAAGGTTCACATCGATCCTTCCATCGCGAAACCCTGAAGCCCGTGAACTCCTTCTTTGCCTCCTTCGGCTCGTCCTCCTCCCGGATGTGCGAGCGCAGGATGTCAAGGACTGTAAACTCCGAGATATAGTACTTCTGCGAGAGCATCGTAAGCATCACGGAATAGCGCACTTTCTTGACATCCATAAGGTGCCTGTAGTCCTTATAGAGGTCGCGGTTGCGCTGCTCGATGAGTTCTTTACTTCTGCCTTTAGCCATAATAGAGGGAGTTTCCACTACAAAGATACCACCCAAACGCTATATTTTACAAATAATTAAGGGGTGCGCATAACGGTTCATGCGCACCCCTTAACCTTCATTTTACTACGAGCTAATACTCGGGCATTTCTCTCAGGCGATCCATGGCGGCAAACCAGCCATCAAAGCCCCCGAGGTTCTTATCATCGATATACACATCGGCATAGATCTTCTTCCCACCCTCGCCGTACTCGGCAAGGTTCTCGGGACTGTGATCATTGACCCTGTCAAAGCCGATGCGCTGCTCACGCATCCAGTTGATGGCTTGCAGCAGGGGCTCACCTGTTCGGCACGTCCAGACGATAACGTAATGGCCACGCTCGCGTAGCTCCTTGATTGCCTTACGCACCCCCGGCATGGCGTCACCCAGCTCGGGGTAGGCGCTATTGCAAATCACCCCGTCGAAATCCACTGCAATGATCATTCTCCTTGAGGTGCTTCGTACGTGTAGATATCGAGGATAGGAAACTCCTCCACCTTAGAGATCTGGGCGTTGGAGATCGTCTGCTCCAGCACCTCCTCGACAAGCAAGAGGGCGGCCTTGAGGTTTTGCGCCTTCACAACCATCACAGCGGGAGATTTCTTCTCTTGCCCGCTCGCCTCATCAATACTGATGAACTCTACTTTTGCTTTGAAGTAGGTGTCCGCTTGGTCATTCTCCGCACCGATGATCTCGGCGATCTTCATACGGCGGATGTTGACCACCTCAAGCGCCCCCATCGAGACAAAGGCCGTCACCTCTCTTATGACGCGCTCCTCGGCCTCGGTGAAGCTCAGCGCGTCGATTAGATAACTCTCGGAGACCTTCTTCATCCCCACGTTGTCGGCTTGTCGCTCGTAGGCGACCTTACATAAATACCAGCTGTTCATGTCTTGTTCTTATTACAGTTATAATTCGTTAAGAAGTAGGGCTTCTTCTATTTCCCATCGGTAGTCACTGGTCACACAGTCCTCCCACACATGAAAGTCGGGACTTGTGCCAAAAGACACCCCCTCACAAAAAAGGACATACGTGGGCTCCAGGTTGCCATCGGGTAGCTTTCGTACGCCCTTGCGAATAGAATAGGTTGAGGTAGGTGTCCATAGATCACTCTCAGACACCATCCTACCCAGATGCACCCTTAAGCCCTTGATGTACTCCCTGGTGACCCTCTTGAGGCTGCGCACGTAGGACTCAATGGCCTTTTCTATTGCTTCCTGCTCACTCACCCCAGAGTCCTTATGCGCCTCCCAGCTCGGATAAACATCCCACAACACACCTAGGTGGTATTTCATGATCCTGACTTCCCCAATAGGAGTCAAGGCGCATATACGTATCCACTCTTCCGACTCTTCCCTCAAGGGGTTCCAGCTCTCCCAGAGAGCCTGATGGTCGTCGAATATGCTTATGTCTTTATTCATAGCTCGGGAATTCTAAGGTGACCCCTCAGAGCCTTTCGGTACAGGGCGACAGCACGCTGCATCGCCTCTTCCCGATCGAGCGCCCAGAACATCATCCGGCCATTTACATACACTTGCCAACGTGCCGTGTTTGTGTAGTTGTGACACTCAAAGAGCATCAGAGGTACTTCGGCGGTGTATCTGGTACGGTGGTGTTCGCTACAGGAAGGCTTGCACAGGGCGTCCTCCTTCCAGGGGAGCTCCAGGGCGTCGATAAGACGACGCCCCAGGCTCTGCAGCTCTACCTTGCTAGACATTGATCATCGAGAGCTTCACGGTGCGCCACGCACCCATGTCGTCCTTTTCTTCAGCGCGGAAGTAGACCTTCGTCCATCCGAAGATGAGGCTCTCCTTGATGATCGCAACACCCCGGGTGAACTGCTCGTCGCCGAACTTATCCACCAGTCGCTCCAGCTCGAGGATCTTGTCCGGCTGGATATGCCCGTACCGATCCTTGGAGAGCAGATCAAGCACAGCACTAACGAGCTTGCGCTTGTCCTCGTCTTCCGTGTTATCCCCAAGAGACGATAGGAAGCTCTTCACCTTCTCGATGCCATCTTCAGCCGTAGCATCGTAGCTGAACTTCTTATATCGCCCGATGGTGATACGACGCGTCTGCGCCTTGTTCATGAAGGCGTACGAGCCTTGCTCACCCCTTGTACCCAGTTCGCCCACCTTGAGGTCAAGTAGGGCGTGGAATGCACCCAGCACACGGAGCTTCGTGTCCCTTAGCACACCCTCGGCATGCTTAATCTCGCCGAACACCTCATCTACGGCCTCTTCAGCCATGGCACGGAACTCCTTGCGCGCCTCCTTGAGCTTTGCCTCTTCTCGGCGCTTCGCTTCGGCTTCCTTCAGCCTTTGATACTCGGCAGCTTCATCTTCAGTGAGCTGCACTGTCTTGTTTTCTTGCATGATTTCTATTCTATTTCATTATACGAATGCTTTCACTTACACCGCTTTTGTAGCGGGAGTCCATGCGCTGCCGCACAGCCTCGATCTTCCAACCGAGCGCCCTGTGCCTGATGCGCTCTGCTTGCGTCGCAGTATCGGCTCGTATGCGCTCCAGGAGCATCTGACGCTCCTCTTCATACGCCTTCAGTTCATCCTCGTAGCAGCGAGGAGGGCGAGGCTTAAAACGTGCCATTGCTTCACTAGTTTGCGATTTGTCCTTCTGTGAGTTTCGCTCCGAGCTCTTCTCGGTGCTGGCGGTTCGCCTTCTGGGTGTCCTTGCCTCGGATGCTGAGCATCTTCAGGCGCAGCTTCTCCAGCTCATCAAGCGAGAGAAGACAAAACCGCTTACCCGCGATCTTCGGCGAGCGGCAGAAGCGATCCACCGTATCCCAGCTAGCTGTGTTGACACCGTAGAGCTGCATCTGCTTGAGCACTGCCGAGCGAGCCTTGCGCTTAGCCTCAATGTTGTCTACCTTACCGCGCAGCTCCCTAATCATCGTTGCATACTCCTTATCAGTCATCTCTCTCAGGCTGGTCGTTCTGCCTGACGTCCACTGCGACACAACCTGATCTTTATCTGCTCCTGGAAGCCTGCGCAGAAGGGCGTAGAAGGCGGAGTAATTATTACGCGTTGCCATATCGTTACTTGCTGTGTAGTCGGCGCTGGTATTGCGCTTTACGCTTCTCTGCCTCCTCACACTGCTTGCGGTAGTCATAGCTCAAGGCAACACCCAACACGGCGATGCCAAAGAGGCAGAGGATCGTGTAGCCATAGCTGTGGCACAGCAGGTCGAGAAGCACTGCAAGGCAGAATGCCACCAGGCAGCACACTATTTGTATCGTATTCATTGCTTATCTTCATTTTGGTGTTCAATTTGCTCCAGGAGCTCCTTATGCAGCTTAGCATTCTGCACACGAAGTTGTGCTCGATCCCTATTCTGCTTACAGCGCAGGGCTTGCTCCTTAGCCAGATGCTTCTTTAGGCGCTTGTTCTCCTCTTTGAGTCTGTCTACCTCCAGCTCTGTTTCATAGAGGTCGATGCTGATGGACATGTTATGCTCCATCTTTTCCCCGAGGAGGTCACAGAGGCCTCTTTGTTGCCTCAGCAGGGCTTCATGAGCCCTATGGTAGCCACGGATGATCAAGCGCTCACAGAGCAGTAGCATGACAAGGGCGCTTGCAATACAAATCAGTAAGTAGGTCATACGTAGTTCGTTTTTATTCGTTGGATGATGGTTCTCTATTTTCATCGGCGTCGGCATCCACTCCCCAGTACTTCGCCTCGGCTTCCGCCCAGATGCTGTAGTGCTGACCTGCCTCGGGGATGTATCTCCCCTTACAGATGGCGCGGTAGCCTTGCACGAGGATCTTCATGTCAGCATCATACTGCACCTTCGTTGCCGTTGCGCCCTTGGGGCGGTCGCCGTCAGCATGGCTGATGAAGATGAAGAGCTTCTTGGGGTGCTTTTCCTTGAGCCTCTTGTACTCAGTGTAGTTCAGGCCGGTATACTGCAGGCTATCGATGATGATGAAGTCGGGGCTGCGCTGTCTCTCCAGCCTCAGACTGAGCTCCTCCAGGCTCTCCCTGTCGAGGATGAGGAAGCGCCCCCCAACCTCATCCATCCGACACCGCTGCATGTTCTGCTGGAAGGAGAGCGAGAGCGACTCCTCGAGGCTGTTATAGGCTACCCTTGCCTACCTTACCCACTCCACGGCAAGCTTCAACCGCCAG